GTGCCGTCGGAGGTGAAGGTGAGGTTGGAAAGAGTGACCGTGGCCGGGGCGGAGGCGACGGCGTTGCGGATGGTGTGATTACCGTAATCCGCCACAAAAACGTTTCCAGCCGTATCCACGGTTACGCCACTAGGAGCATAGAACCTTGCGGCCGATCCTAGCCCGTTATTTGAGCCAGCAATGCCCGCTTGTCCGGCTTCTGTCGTCACAACGCCTGCACTGGTTACTTTGCGGATGGTGTTGTTATAGGTATCCGCCACAAAAACGTTTCCAGCCGTATCTACGGATACGCCGGACGGACTATTAAATCTGGCGGCCGCGCCAGTGCCATCGCTAGAGCCCAAAGATCCAGATGTTCCAGCCAAGGTGGTCACCACCCCTGCACTGGTTACCTTGCGGATGGTGTGATTGGTTCTGTCCGCCACAAAAACGTTGCCGGCTGTGTCTACGGATACGCCGAAAGGATAATTAAATCTGGCGGCGGAGCCAGTGGCGTCTGTGCTTCCAATAGCCCCCGCCGAGCCAGCCAAAGTGGTCACCACGCCTGCACTGGTTACTTTGCGGATGGTGTGATTACCGTAATCCACCACAAAAACGTTTCCGTTTGTGTCCACGGATACGCCGGACGGAGAAAAGAATCTTGCGGCCGATCCGGTCGCGTCTGTGCTGCCGCTGGATCCTGCCAGGCCAGCCAAGGTGGTCACCACGCCTGCACTGGTTACCTTGCGGATGGTGTGATTGGTTCTGTCCGCCACAAAAACGTTGCCGGCTGTGTCTACGGATACGCCGAAAGGATAATTAAATCTGGCGGCGGAGCCAGTGGCGTCTGTGCTGCCGCTGGATCCTGCCAGGCCAGCCAAGGTGGTCACCACGCCTGCACTGGTTACCTTGCGGATGGTGTTATTGATTCTGTCCGCCACAAAAACGTTGCCGGCTGTGTCTACGGATACGCCGAAAGGATAATTAAATCTGGCGGCGGAGCCAGTGGCGTCTGTGCTGCCTTTGGATCCTGCAAGGCCAGCCAGTGTGCCGAAATAAAGGCTCATATAAACTTCACCTCAATGTCGCCGCCCACCTGGTTGTCCGTGACGCCCGCCAGGCGGTAGCCCACCCAGCCGCGGACGTCCCCGCCCGCCTCGGCAATGTCAAAGTTGATCAGCCGCGCCCGCAGCACGAAATCCCCGGTGGCGGGCGCACCGCCGGTGCCGGTGTAGGTGCCGTAAAGATTTTTGTTGGCCGTGACCTGCACGTTGCCGTCCACCAGCCGGCGCAGGATCTGCACGCCGAAGATGTGGGGCGTGAGCGCCTGGGTAAGCAGGACGCGGTGATCCAGCATGGCGATCTGGTTGTAGTCCGCCGCGGAAATGTTCAGCCCCTGCTCGGCCGGATTGCTTACCTGGGAAAGGTTGGCCGCGTCCACCACGATGCGCCACTGCGCGTCCGTATTTGCCAGCATCTGCAGCACCAGGCCGAATTTTACTTCCAGCGTGCGGCCCACGCGCAACTGCTCGCCGTTGACGGGCACGCGGAAAAGCTCCACCTCGTAGGGTACTGGGAACCAGGTGTTTTTGCCGTACTCCTGCCGCACCTGGTAGATTCGGCCACCCTCGTAGGCGACCGCTCCGCCGGCCGGCACGGTCTGCGCGGGGATGTAGCCCATGGGATTTAGCTCCACGCCGCCGCTGTACAGCCACACGCCGGCGGCGGTGGGCGCGGTGGCAATCGGGCTGTTTTGCGCTGCCTCATGCCGGGCGCGCAGCAGGCTGGGGCCGCGGCGGGGCAGCTTGGCGGCCTGTATGCCGTTTGCGCCCCACGCGCCGTCCACGTCGGCAAACAGCACGGCGGCTCGCTCGGCCACCTTGATGGTCAGCGGCGTGGTGTCCACAGTGGCCTGATTGATGACGCCCACGTTGTTGGGCAGCACGTTTTCCAGATTCCCTAGGCGCGTGCCTAGGCTGTTAAGCGTGTCCTGTAGGTCGATAATCTGCGCGATGGTGTGGGTGTGGGCAAGGAAGGCCGAGGTGGGACCGGCGCTGGAGATCATGACGGCCAGTCCTTGTGTTGGCGTGCCTGCATACGAGCCAACGATTATTGAATTGCTAGTGGCTGATTGTATTTGAATGTCGAAGTTATTTGCAAAAACGTAACCGTTTGATTTGTTTTCCCGCACCGTGACGTGGATGGCCTCTGTGCCCAGGTTGTGGGCGATGGTCCACGGGCCGGTGCCGGTGACGACGGCGGTGTAGGACTGGATGCCGGTGATGACCTGATCGGTGGTGAAAGGGATGTAGTTGACCGGCTGGGGCGGGTTCAGCCAGTTAATGCGCTGGGCGGCCGCCAGCCCTGTCCACGCACCGTCGGCCTGCACGGTCATGTTCTGCTGGAATACGGTGACGTACTTTACGTTGGGCGTGGCCGTGGTGCCGTAGTTGATGCCCACCTCGCACGTCAGCGGGTGGGTCACCTCAAAGTTGTCCCGCAGGCTGGCCAGCATGCCTTGGGTGTTCAGGTCTAGGTCAAACGTCAAGTCACCCTGCAGGCTCTCCGGCACCACCACGGTGAGGAGATCCTGCGCCGCCCCGCCCAAGGCGCCGGCAAACTCGATGTCCGCCGTGTTGTTTTTCGGGTTGGTGACCAGAAAGGTCTCGCCGCTGCCCTGGGTTACCACGCCCGCCGTCAGCGCCGCCTGAATCTCCACGGCGCCGTCGTCCTTATCAAGGAGCTGGGTGCGGGCGGTGCCGCGGTAGATTTGAAAGACGCCGTCAAACTGCGGCGGGACATACAGGCGCTGCACCTCATTGACGGTCACGCCGGTGGCGGTGTCCGCGTAGCCGGTGACCACGCGGGTGATGGACGGCCCGGGCGGAACGATCAGGGCAAAGGCGCTGGTGTAGGCCAGCGGGCTTTGCATGGGCCGCAGCTCCTGCACGAACTGGTCTGCGCGGGAGTAACTGGTCACGCGGACAAAGCTCTCCGGCTCCAGCCGGTTGTCCGTGATGGTGATGCCGCTGGTGGCGGTCCACGCGCTGGTGCGGGAGACAAGGTAGCTGTCCCGGTCCAGCGTCACCGTCCAGCCCGTCGCCGGTGTGGCCATGGCATTGAGCACGGCGGCCACGCTGGCGGCGGAGGATCCGATGGTGACCACGCCGCTGGTCACCCCGCCCACGATCATCTTAAACGTGCCGCTGGTGGGGGCCACGTCGATGGGCCCGTAGGACAGCCGGGCGGAGGAGATGGTGGGCCGGGTGACGACGGTAGTGGCGTCGGCCGTCTCCGTCAGCCGCACCGCCAGGGTAAAGGTATCCCCTTGGACCACGCGCGGCAGGTCAATGCTGGACGGTTCAACAGAGTAGCTGGCCGTCTTGGTGGAGATATTGCCGTAAAGAAAAGTGGCCATGGGGTTCCTGCCTAAAGGCGTGTCAAATCAGCCTTTGGCCGGCAAAGGCTGGCCAATAAAAGTTTTGTCTGCCGGAGGATTGGCGGCCAACAGGCCCGGGAAAAAGTCCGGTCGGAAAAGGAAAGGGCTGGCGATGGGGTACCACGGCCCGGGCTCGCCCAGGCTGTCCTGGCCTTGGTTCCGCCGCAGACGGTTTTGCTGCCGGATCTTCTCCTTGCGGCGGGCGGTTTTGTCCAGGCTCATACCGCGTAAAACATTCCGGCCAGCCGGGTTTGCTGATACATGTCCAGCAGGGCTTGGGAAAAATCATTATTTTCCGCCAGAACCTGGGCAATGATCAGGTTGGCCACCCCTCCGGCCAGCGGAGTGAAAAAAGTGATGCGGGGCAGCTCCGTCCGCGGCCGGATCCGCTGGCCCGCGTGGCTTAGGTTCCAGTGCACGTGCTGACGGACAAAGATCGTCCAGGCGGAGGTCACCACCGGATCGGGAACCAAGGCGGGCGACAGGGCGTAGACGGTGGCCAGCAGCACCTGATCCAAAGGCGCGTCGGTAAAGCGTTGCACCAAAAAGTCGTTTAAGGTGGGCGGGGTGGCCTGCACAAACTTGGGCACGGCGGTCACGCGCGGCTGCTGGTCCAGCGGCGTCACAAAGGATGGATTGGCAGCCAGGATGGATCCGTCCACCACGGCCCCCACGGTGATCTCATTACTAAACCCCACGCGGGGTTGGTTGAGGACAATATCACAGGCGCGCAAATAGCGCTGGGTCTGCGCCGCGGAAGCCAGCAGATTGCGATTGGCACTGGTAACGCCGCGGCGCTGGAAAAATTCCGGCACGGGTTCAAAGCTGGCCACAATGCTGCCGGTGTCTGCGTTCCCTGTGGCGGAGCCGGTGGGAGCGGCGTCTGACCCGATGGCCCGCCAGGGGAAGGGCACAAACGCGGCTTCATCCAGAAAGACGTCCACCCTTTCTTCCGGCTTGGGCTTGGCCCGCTTGGCGGCTTCGCGCTCCTTCAGCACCCTGGCAAACGCATCGGCCGGCGCGTCCACAAACGGCATGCGGATGGCGGGGGGCTGGCCGTTGACCAGGCCGGGTACAAAGGAGCCGGCCCAATAGCCTCCGCCGGGCCTTGCGGGCTGGGCGATCCATTGCGGTAGAATCTGCCACGGATGGGGACGGCTGGGCGCTTCCGCGTAAGAAGTGCGGATCGGCAGCAGGCGCGCGGCTTTTTCCGCCGCCGCATTGTGCTGGCGATAGGAGAAAAACATGTCAGGCCGGCCAGTAGATGACCCGCGGCACGCCCGCTTCCCGGTAAGCCCGCACCTGCAGGTTGTGCAGCGTAAACTGGATGAAACGGCCGGCGCGGTTAAACGCCAGCGGGATGTGGCCGATCACCTGGCTGACGCTGGCAGAGGCGTAATTGGCCGTGCCGGTGCGCAGAAGCTCGTCGGGCTTTTTGGTGACGATCTCAATTTTGTCCAGAGCCAGATCCGGCTTAAACGTGACCTCGGCCACCACCAGGATGGGGCGGCCGGCCAACAGCGAAGCCGGCTCATGCGGCACACCGTCCTCGTCCACAATCGAGACCAGTTTGCCTTTCTTGGTTTTAATCACAGGCAGCCGTCCGTTGATGTACCCCTCGCCCACGCGGAAAAGGTCCTTGCCGGATTGGCTGACCAAAAGGGGCGTGACGATGGAGGGCGGACGCTCAGTGCCGTGGACCAGCTGACCGTTGGCCGTCTGGGTGATGGCGATGCGATCATCCGTGCTGACCAGGCGCTGCGCCTCAATCCAGCGCAGCAGACGGTCATAGGCCGGGCGGATTTCCTCCCCTGGGCGGGCCAAAAGCTCTGCCGGCAGCGGCATAGGAAATTACACCTGGCCTGGGGTACTGGTGACCTCGTACAGATCAGAGGCCGCGCCGGACGAATCCAGCAGGACGTACTCCTGCACGACGCGGTATGAATTACCCTCTCGGCTTACGGCCGGCATCTGCATCATCCACCGGCGCTTGATTTCCTTTCCGTCTTTGTCCACGGGCCCCTTGGGGGTAGGAAATCCTGCCGGAAGGTTCACCACAATGTTGCCGGCCTTGTCGTAAATGCCGCGAGGAACATTTTTTACGTAGTAAGTATGTCGGAACGTCATGGACACGTCCTTGTACCGGGTGACGCCAAACATGGGGTTGCGCACCTGCGCGCCGGAGCCCAGTCCGCCGCTGCCGGTGGGCGTGTAGAACGGGGGCCACTTGGCAAAGCCGTCTGGGGTAAAGTAGCCGCCATAGTCCACCGACAACTTGTCGATTTTGGGGTGCAGCTCAATCGGGTGGCTTTCATAGCTGGTAAACATTTCAAATGTTCCGTTCAGCCCACCAAGGGTTTCCACCACCGCGGAAACAGCGGCGTCTACTTGCGCGGTGTATTCCACGTTCTGTTCGTAGGCTCCGCCGCCGATCTTATTGTAGGTGATGTTGGTGGCGCGGTAGCCGGCAAGATCCGGCACCTTGGCCAGATCCTCCTGACTGGTGACAAAGTATTTTTTGCGGATGCGGGCCCGCCCGCTGTTGCTAAGTTCTCCGCTTTCCCCGGCCATTTCCACCACCGGGCCGGAGGGAGCTCCGTTTCCGCTACTACTGCTGGATGATCCGCGCGCCATGGCTAGGTGCCAAACTTTCCGGCGGAGCGGATGAGATCGTCCAGCCTCTGCAAAACGTCTGACAGAGGCAGGCGATCCACTTGAATCTTTTGCGGTTGGCTCACGTCAGGTTTGGTCATGATGTCACGCAGGGACTCAACCCCTGGAACCATCCCCGTGATTTGCTGGGCCTGCATGCGGGCCCGCGACAGGGAGGCATCCCCAAAGCCAAGGTTTTCCAGGCGCGATTCTAGCATCCGCTGTAGCCGGTTGGCCTCCTGGTTAGCCGCCAAAATCTGCTCCGGCGTGCCCGTCTCCCGGGCCGCCTGCGCCGCCTCTGCCGCCCGGCGTTTCTGCAGCTCCAGCTCAGCCTGGAAGCCTTCCCTCTCCGCCACGAGGGATTCGACATTTTGGGTAATGGAGGCCAGAAGGCGGGCTCTTTCCTGAGCGTTGCGCGCCTGGTCTTTGGCGTTTTGTTCCTCAAAGTTTTCCATGATTTTTTCCGCCTTGCGGCGGCCATCAATGCGGGCCTCAATCAGTCTAAGTTCAAACCTTGCCGCCTCAGTATCCAGTTTTTGCAGCTCCTTAATGCGCTGCTCGTCGATTTGATTGGCTTGGGCCCTTGTTGAGGTTGGCTCTGCGTTGGTCATTTGTATTTTGCTTCTTCCAAAAATAACATCGCCGGCTTTGACGGCGGATTGCTCGTACAGACTGGCCCTGCCGGCAGCATCGAGATTTCCATCCCGATTGGCTCGAATGTGCAAATAAACAGCCTCGATCAGATCCTGGTACCTCTCCACGGCCTTGTTAATTCCCATGGAAAGGTTACCAAAAAATATCGTGAAATTATTCTGCAGGGTTTTTAGGGCATCGGAGGCGGCAGAAAGAGCGGCAATGGTTTCATCGCTCCACACGCCCATGGAGTTTCCTTGCTCAATAATGGCTGCCGATCCCTGGTTCATAACTTTAATTAAGTCAGTTTGAGCTTTTCCAAGCAGTTCGTTTACAATGATAAACTGACGGCCATCATTGGCTCCGCTGGCAAAACTGTCTGCAATCCGCAAAAATAAATCTTCCGGCCCAATGTTTTTAAGATCCTGCAGACTTATGCCGACCTCGCGAAACGTATCCTGCAAATTTGCATCACCCGCCAAAGCCTTTTGCTGGGCGAGAGACAGTTTATTCAGTCCGGCAGACACTGCCTCAATGCTTGACCCATACACAGAAGCAGCATTCCCAAGTGTTTGAAGTTTGCTGGCAGAAACTCCAAATTTTTCGGCAATGTCTTGTAATTGATCCCCTTTTTCAATGGCGCTCTCAAAGCCTCGACGAATGGCCTCAAACCCAACAACTCCCGTAAGGATTCCGCCAAGTTTGGACGCAAATCCTGTAACAGAATTTTCGACCTGTGCCAACCCGGTCTTAAATCCGGAACTGTCCAATCCAAGTTTTACCAATAGCGACATAAACTAGATTGTTTTAACTGCGGCCAAGGTTTTTTCGATCGCTGTCTCCATCTTGCCCCTCTGAATGTCAAGGGCGCGCTGCATCTGCGATTGTGTCAAGCACTTGTCAATCCATGGCACGGTATTTTCCATCAGCACGTATTGGTCAGACCCGGATGCCTTTGTGTTGTCTGTGACTATTCCTTTTGATTTTTTCCCGGCATGCCTGGTGACCCACTGCGGGATTCCCCGCATGCCTCCAATCTGCTTTGCGCAATCCGCCCAACCGGCTTTGGCCATACCAACTTTTTTCTGAACGGTTTGCACGTATTTCTGCAGCTTATCTCGATCCACAGCTCCGCGGTTTGCGGATCCATGGCGACCAATGGTGCGATCACGGTTTCCGGCCTGACTGGTCCGGCGTCGGCCGGCTTGCGTGCGCATGGCCTGATGAAATTGTTTCATGGCTCCCTGCGTGGTTAGAACCTGATCTTGTTCGGTCAGCCATGTTTCTCCGTCCTTGTTGGTAAATCTTCGGACAAAATTTTCCGGGGCGTACTTTTTCATTCTGACAGCTTCGCCCATCCAAAATTGGTTAAGGGGCTTAAAAATACCACGGGGCGGAGTGAGGTCCGCCTTCACGGCTCCCTCACCCTGCGCGCGGCCTTTATCTTCACCAAATGGCTGGGTTTGAAAGGCAAGGTTTACGGCAATCAACCTAGCTTGCTGTTGAATTGCTTTTGCAAAGTCAATCCTGCGGGCCAAAGCGTAACGTCTTAAGGCCGATCGAAACTCGCTGTCATCAAGATTAAAGTATACGGCACTGGCCATTTTAATTTCCCGCCGCTCTTTTTGCCCTGACCTTCTCAATCGCCAGCATCTCCCCCTCGCTCAACAGGTCCACGCTTGCCCCCTTCTGCATCGCAAAGGCCACGTGATACCAGTACGCCTGCCCCACCGGCAGATTCCACGCCGTCTCCGCGCTCCAGCCGGTGGATCCGCAGATCCCGCTCACAATCGCCAGCGCCCACGGCAGACCCACGGATTCCCGGGCCCCGGGCGTCCTCTTTTGCTCCTCCCGCCACAGCTGTGGCAGGGCATTAAAATCATCCAAGTAGGCGCGGAACTTGGCCGTCTCGATCAAAAATTTACAGCGCCACGTGCGCAGCCAGTCCAGCAGCAGACGCCGGCCGGACAGGTCCGGCAACCGCGGGAACGGCGTGGTGCACACCGCCACGGCCAGGCGAAGATCCTTCACGGCCGGAAACGTACCGCCCAGAAAATAAGGGCTGCCGGAAATCTCCAAATTCAGCAGGTGCCAGAGGGACAGCGGCAAAAGCCGCCGACGCAGGACAACGTGGTCGTCCCGGTTGAGGAAACTTTCGGCGAAAAGGCGGTTCACGCCGGCGGTGCGCCGCCGGCTTAGCTGCCCAGCGAGCTGTTTGGATTGTAGATGCCGCTGACGGACACCTTCACCACATCGCCCACGGTTTTGGTGTAGTTTTCCGCGGTCTTGGTAAACGTCTGGCCCGCCACGGTAAAGGTGGCGGCCACGCTGGTGCCGCTGCTGATGCCCTCGATCGAGACGTTGTAGCGAGGGTTGTAGTAGGTGGTGACCGTCGGGGCCGTGTTGGCCGTGCCCGGATCAATGACAATCTCGTCCTGCTCCCCGGTGATGGACAGGCTGATGATCTCCTCAATCCCGGAAACGCTGGTGGTGGAAAATCCCTTGTACGGCATAACGGCTCCTTTAGCTAATGGTGCTGAAAGTGACGGCGGTGGTGGTCAGCCGCGCAAAATCCGTGTTGGAGCAGCGCAGCTCCGTGCGGAAAGCGGTGGGGCCGGATACCGTGGGCAGGGCCAGGCTGTCCGGCAGGGTCTCCGTCACGGTCTCGATCCGGCGGTATTTCTTGAAATGTTTGACCACCGTGCCATCCGCGCCGGTGACGAAAAGGTAGTCGTCCGAGTTGTTGATGTTCTGGCTGATTCCGCCAGACACGCCATAAGTCATCGCCATGCCAGCCGATCCCCTGTCAACCTGCGCTACGGCCGCACGAAGGCGGTGTAGGTCACACCGTCCTGCATCACTTTCTCGTTGGTGCCGGTCTGCTCCGCGCCGGGATAGCCGCCCATGAACGTCACGGCGGAAAGCACCGTGGTGGCCGCCAGGGCGGTGTTGAGCCAATCAAACGCGCTGCGGTGCGTGGTGGCCACGCTGGTGGTCTCCATGGGCGTCATGATGGAAAAGTTCAGCGTCACCTTGCGCTCGCCGGACACGCTGCCCTCCACCACGGGCTCGCTCTGCTCAGCGTGGACCACCACGGCCGGCAACTGCAGATCGTCAATCCTGTGCCCCGCCTGCACCACGTAGGCCGCCGGCTTGCCCGTGGCCGCCGTCAGGTACGTGGCAAACGCGTCTTCAGTTTTCAATCGTAAACTCATGATTTCGTAAACGTAAACGTAATCGTAAACGCTCTCCTAGCGCACGTCCTCCGGATCGCCCAAGGTCAGCGAAATCATCCCGGCATCCTCCGTCACCCCCAGCACCCGCTTGCGCGTGCCGGAGACGGTGACCACACCCAGCAAGGATGGGGCGCTGGCGGCCGTGGCGATGTAGACGAACTCCGCCGGTGCCGGATTGACGAGGCCACCCATGCCCAGCTCCGCCGTCTTTTCGCCCGGGCTGTAGATGCCTGTAACGGCCGTGGTGCCGATCGTGCAGGTGGCAGAGCCGGCTCCGGCCACCATGTCCCCGATCCCGTCCCGCATGATCTGCTCCAGCTCGGTCACGCCGTGGGTGCCTGTGTCAAAGATACTTGCGGCAGCACGTCCCGGATGCCGTCGGCCAGATTCACCTTGGCCTCCCAGCCCAGAATGAGGCGTGCGTCCTCCGGGTTTTGCACGATGTGCTTCACGTCCCCAGGACGCTCGTCCGTGTAGCGGATCTCCCCGCCAAACCACCGGGCCACCTGGTTCAGGCTCCAGTTCTTTCCGGTGCACAGATCCACCACGCCGCAATATCGGGACCTCATGGCCGCCAGGTTGCCCTGCACGATGTCGGAAACGTGGGTGAAGTCCCGCGTCTGCTCGCCGTCCCCGGTGATAACCAGCCGGCCTTCGTCCCGCCGGCTTTTGCGAAGCGCGGCAAAGACGTTGGGGCTGGGGCCGGTCTCGCTCTGGCGCGGTCCGTAGACGTTGCTGTACCGCAGGCTGATGACACTCTGCCCGTACATGTCGGCATAGGTGGTGCCGATCCCCTCGCACGCTTCCTTGCCCGTGCGGTACGGGGTCATAAAGGCATAGACCACGTTGGAGCTGGATAGCACGACGCGCGGCACCTTGGCCTGCCGGGCGGCCTCACACACGTGCAGCGTGCCCATCACGTTGGTCTGATAGCAAAGAATGGGATCCTCAATGCACCACGGAGTCCGGGCGATGGCCGCCAGGTGAAAGACGCCGTCCTTGCCGTCAAACAGCTGGCAGATGGATTCGTAGCTGCGGATGTCGCGCTCAATCAGGCTGGCCCGGCTGTTGACCTGCTGCCGGAAGCCGGAGCGCAGGCTGTCGATCACCTCCACGCGGTTCCACGTCCGGCACAGCTCGTCGACCAGGTGGCTGCCGATAAAGCCGGCGCCGCCGGTGACCAGCAGGTGCTTGGGCTGCTGAAAGCTGCGCCAGCGTACGTCCCCCTGCAGGCCCGGGCTGGACGAGCGGCTGATCCAGTAGGCGGCGGTGTTGGCACCGTTTTGCATCATGCTGGCGCCGGTGACGTCCAGGGCCTTGGTAATGTTTTCGGCGTTGTTGCTTTCGTCGCGGACGTGCTCTTTTCCCTCGGCAATCCACCGATTGTAGAGGTGCGGAGGCCGGTCCACCTTCAGGCCGGCCAGCTCGATCCGTTTCCAGATCGCCCAGTCGTCCCCGCCCCAGCCCCACAGGTCGTTGGGGAATCCGTTGCAGGCGCGGTAGGCCCGGGCGGAAAAAGCGCAGAACGCCCCCAAGGCCAGCGGGTAGCCGTGCAGGTCCAGGAAACCCTCCGGCATTTCCTCGAGCTCTCCGGGAAGTTCGGCCACGGGCAGCTGGTAGTCGGTATTTACATGGATGAAGCAGGCGTTTTCGTCCTCCCGCACGGCCTCGTTGAAGATGGCGTTAAGCAGCCAGCCGCGGTTGAACTTCTGGTCGTCGTCCTGTTCGCCGACCCAGATCTTGTAGGTGTGGCGCGGGTTCTTGGCCATGACGGCCCGGATGTTTTCGATGAGAGCCTCCAGCTCCTGCTTGCGGAACTCCTGCGGCGGCCGGGCCCGGTAGGCGATAAGGAATGCGTAGTTCATGCAAGGATCCACCTTTCTGTCCTGTCCTCCGGGCCGGCCACGCGGGTCGCGTGGTGGTTTTCCCGGTGGAAATCCTCACTGGGGCAGAACGCCCCGCGCGTGGCGCCGATGTTCTGGATCCGGCTGACGCGCGGGAACATCTCCCCCATGCCTAGCTGCTCCCGGATCCGCTGCACCCCGCCGTCCCAGAAAGACGTGTCCCAGCCGGGCAACAGGTAACCCTCCCAATGATCCCGCCACGTCGCCCAGCCCCAGGGTGTAAACCATTTGCGCCAGTAGGCCATGTTGGGCTCGGCCTCCCCGCCGTGCTGGTTGTAGCCGGAGACGGTCAGCGTCATCGGGCTGGCGTGCCGGCCGGCCCACTCAAACCAGCGCAGCGCATCCGGGCTGGGGACCGTGTCGTCCTCTAGGTGGATGTGATAATCGGATCTGGCAAATCCGATCTCCATGCACCGGCGAATCATTGCCCCGCAGCCCAGGTGCTGGTTCGGGATGTGCACGGTGATGCCGTGCCGTCGGGCAATATCGGCCAGCTGGTCCGTCCATTCACTGGGATCCAGCACCGCCGTCACCGCGTACTCGCTGACGCCCTCGCAAAAAGACAAAGCCTGCAACACCTGGGCAAAGTAGTCCGGCCTCCGGTGCCCGCTAATCGTCAGCGTCTTTTTCATCCCTTCAGCAGCGCGTACGCCGCCAGGTTGCCGCCCGTGCCCTTGTTGTTCTGCAACGCGTCCTCGCCCAGCCCTTCCGGCCGGATCCGGATGCCGTGCGTGCGGTTAAAGTCCGGCGTGGCACAAACCAGCGTGCGCGTACCTTTTTCCCGCAAGGCGTGGCTCATCACAAAATCGTCCGCCATAAACCGCGCCCGCCCTTTCTCGTCCAGCTGGGCAAACTCCTTGGGCGTCAGGCTGGGGAACTTGGCCGTGTCCGGCAGATCCTTCAGCCGGCAGGCGATCGCCCCAAAGCCCTCAATAATCTCCGCGTGGCCCAAGTGATCCGGCGCGATGGCGTAGCCCTTCGGCCCCGTCATGAAAAATCCGCACAGCCCCATGGCTGCTTTATCCGGACAATTTTCCACCAGCGTCTGCACCATCCGCGGGCTGTAGAGGATGTCGTCATCACACCAGATGACGAAGCTGTCCAAAACAGAGAGTTGTCCGGAATCCGCCATGCGGTGAATCGGTCCCACAAACTTGGTGGCCGGACCGTGGTCCCTCGTGCGGGCGATGTGGATCTTGCCATCGTCCGCCAGCTTTTGCAGGGCGGCCGGAATCTCCGGAAATCTCTCCCCCGTCCGCGCCAGCTTTTCCGGCACGGACAAAATGATCTCATCCGCCGGCATGCTTTGCGCCAGCAGGCTCTGGATGGTGGGCAGGACGGTGTGAATCCGTTTCGGCGTGGTGGTCAGGCCGATGACCACGTGCTCCTTTTTGTCCACCGGGTTGGGCAACCGCTCTGCCGTGCCCGGCACCGTGCCGTCCTGCAGCAGCGCGACGTCCCACATCAGCGGCGGGATTGGCGTCTCCGCCCCCGCCTTCACCGTCAGCAAGACGTGGCCCAGCGCCTTCTCGATCGCCTCGGCCGCATCCTTCACCTGGTGCAACCGCTTGGCCCCCGGATCCTCCGTGGGCGGTGTGATGAACAGGTGCTGGACTCCGGCCGGATTGTCCGAGGTGTCCATGTACAGCTTGTGGGCGCGGACGCAGTGCGCCAGCTCCCCCGCATAGATGATCGTGATCTGCCCCCAAGCGGCGCGGAACGCCTCCCGCTCACAGCGGTCCGCGTCCTCCTTTTGTCCGGCCGCCCGGAGGCATTGGGATAAAAGCATCTTCGGCAGGTGGCCGTACCACTTGGCGTCCAGGTTCCAGATCACCCCAGCCGGGCGCGGCAGGCTGTCCACCACCTGCAGCAGGCGGGACGCCTCGTGCAGGTTCCCCTCGTCCATCAGCTGGCAGGCCAAGTGGCCATGCGCCTCCTTGCGCGTGGGGTGCAAGGTGATGGCTTCCCCCAGATATTTGCGCTTTTTGTCCGGTGCGGCGCACATCACGCCCGCCATGCACAAGAGCTGGTAGCGCTCCGTGGCGCCCACGTCCGGGTGTTCCAGCGCCAGCAGGCAGGGGCCGATCGCCTTCTGGTACTGCCCGCGCAGAAAATCCTCCATGGCGATGTAGTACCAGTTCATCCCCATACCCTCCGTCTCCGCCGCCAGGATCCGTTTGTTGCGCTCACCGCTGCCCGTCTTGTTCGTCTTGGGCACGTGGGTGATGCACAGGCCGTCCGCCAGGCCCACGGCCGCCTTCTCCTCCGGCTTCACCCGCTCATGAATGGCCCGTTCCCAGTGCGCCGGCAGCGATCCGTCCGCCAGGCGGCGGAAGATCCGTTCCCGGCGGTTGTCGCGCATGCCGCTGTTTTGCACGTCGTACCGCGTCACCAAAACGTCCCAGCCCTCCGCCTGCTTGTCCCGCTCCTCGATCACCCCGCGATGCAGGGCCGCCTGGTTGCCCAGAAAAAGATCGTCGCAATCTGCCCAGATGACGTACTTGCCGCGGGCCAAGCGGAACGCCTCGTTCCGGGCGGCGGCGAAATTGTCGATATGCGGCCAGTCCGCGTGCTCCGGGGCGTTGTGATATTCGCCAAAGATGCCGGCCTCGCCGGCGGCGTCCTGCAGGGCTTTCTTTAGATCCTCATGCGGCTGGGATCCGGTGGCCGCCACCACGATCACTTCATCCCAAAGACCTTTGGCGGATTGAATGAGCCGAAAAAGAATCTCGCCCTCATTAGGCCCAGCGATCAGAGCCAGGGAAACAAGGGGCCGAAAGCCCAGCGCCTGCGTGCAGGGGCTGTGGGAGGAAGCGGACGGAGCGGGGGTGTTCATGTTTTTGGAGAGGAAGGGCGGCTGGACCCCCCGATCCAGCCGCCCCACCAGTTAGGAGGCGTTACTTAGACGATGCGGACCAAGCTGTTGGTCTGCCCGCGGCCGACGCCGTAGAGGATCCGGTAGGACCGCTCGTGGCTGCCGAGGCGGAAGTTGTAGTGTTCCGCCACCTGCAGGCTGAGACCGCTCTTGGGTTCCGTGACCACGTCGATGCTGCCGGGCAGCGTCACGCCGTCCGGGATGGCCGGCAGACGGCTGGCGACCACGATGGCTTCCCGCTGGGCGATAAAGCCCTTCGAGATGCCCGAGGCCAGGCCGTTGTAGCCGAACACCTGGATGCCGGCGACGGTGCCAATCTGGCCGGAGGCCACGACGTCACCAGAGCGCTGCGCGTTGGCGACGATGTTGGCGTCGTTCAGCAGGCTGGCGTAATTGCCCGGGGACAGCACCGCAAAGCGGCCGCCCATGGGCACCTTGTTGTTGTCCAAGGCGAGGCCGCCGCTGACGATGGAGCGGAAGGTGGTGGCATCGGCCGCCACGGTCAGCGTGGAGGCGTAGTGCGTGGTGACCAAGCCCAGCACGGAATCCACCATGGCCTTGCCCAGCGCGTGGGCGGCCTGTTCCGCAAAGCGGTTGATCAGGTTGATGTTGGAGCTGGTGCGCTCGTCATCATTGATCGCGTAGGTGGTGTGCTTGAACTGGTTCAGCGTCACCGTCACGTCGGTCTGCGTCACGTCCGCGGGAGCATAGCCTGTGGTGGCGCTATAGTCCGCCGCGGACTGGATGCTGACGATGTGGGTGGTGATGGAATCCCCCTTGCGGGCGGTGGCGTCCGAGAAGTCGCTCACGCCGCTGGAGATCCAGTTGTAGTTTTCGACAAGCAGCTCCAGCGCGCGCTGGGCGATGACCTTGCCGTTCGAGACGGATCCGAGTGTGTTAGCCATGGTGTTGTGTGTCCTTTTGGGTTATCGCGCCAGCTGCAGTTTTTTGAAGATCTCCGCGGCGCGGCGGGGATCCTTTTCCGCGTTGAACTGCGAGAGCAGGTCGGCACGCGAGAAGGTGGTTTCCGTGGATACTTCCAGGGGCTGGGTGCCACGGCTGGCCTCCAGCTCGATCACCTTGGCGGCGATCACGGAAGGCACGGGTTGGGAAAGCTCTTGGGTTTCGGCCTTGGCCTCGGCGGCTACGGGCTCCGGGGCGGGCTCCGCCTCGGGGGCGTCGTCCGCCGGTGCGTCCTCGACGACGGCGGCTTCCAGCTTGGAAGTCACCAGGTCGGCGAACTGTTTGGAAAGGGCTTCGATCTTGGCGGCGAGGGCGGCGATGGCCTCCTCGGCGTTAAAGACTGCCACCGGGGCCGCCGGGGCTGCGGGCGCCGCCTCGGCGGCTGCCTCTACTTTGGCCTCCACGGCCGGTGTGCTCTTTTCCATCGTAACGGCTTTGATGCTGTCAACCTTGGCGCTGTACACCCCCGTGGGGTTGGCCGCCGGCTGCGTCACCAAATCCACCGAAAGCAGCGTCTGAATATCGGCCAGCATCGTCCCGTCATCCGCCACGCGCGGCACCCCGGAGAAGCTGATGGAGAAGCCGATCTGGCCCGGCAGCGTGCTGAGCAGCTCGCTGAAATAGGCAAAGCCCTCATGGCTCTCCAAAAGAGTCAGGTCGGCGCGAACGCGTCCGCCATCCAGGCCGAAGTTTTCCAGATACCCGATGATGTTGGAGACGCTGGAGCTGTGGTCGGATAGCACCTTCACCTGCCCCGCTTCGTTTCCTTTTTCGACGACTTGGTTGAGCGTGTCCGCGTCGATCACCATGCCGTGGCCCAGAGCCGGACCTGCGGTGATGACGGAGATGCCCTTAAATTTCTTTTCGGCCATGCGCTGGCCGGGCGTGTCAAAACCCTAGCTTTTCTTTTTGCGGGCGGTCTTGTTTTTCAGGCCGATGGCCTTGGCCACCATGTCCAGCTCCTTGTCGGACAGCTGCAGATCCGGATCGTCCTTCATGGTAAACGCCTCCGTCCTTTGCCCCACCGCCTCTTGCCCCACAGCACTATCCAACTTTTCATGGATAGCCGAATCCGCTGGGGCCACCTCAATCGGCGCGCTCATATTGATCGTCACCGTTGCGGCCGCCAGCTCCGGCGCGGGCGTCTGAGCCGGCGCCTCGTCGGCCGGAGGCGCGCTGGGCGGCGTCACCGCCGGTGCGGCCGGCTTGCCGGTGTTTTGAATTTCAGACATATCCACCCCGGCCTCGGTGGCCTTTTGGCGGATGTAGACCTGCTCGGCCACGCGCTGATCCACGATCTCCTGCCAATCGTACCCGCCCTCGGCCGCGATCTGGGACAGGGTGATGGTGCCCAGCTTTAGGTTTTCCCGGTCGGCCGCGCTGTCGCGGCCGGCGTCGATCGTCGTGCGTTTCGGCGTGTGGTACACGGCCTGCCACCAGCGGTCCATCCCGCGGGGCGGCGTCAGGTCGCCGCGCTTGATCGCCTTGGCCAGCGCCCACAGGCGCACCCGGGAGACCATCTGCGTGATCACCGCCTGGCTAATCTCATCGAAACGCCGCTGCGCCTGCGCCAGCACAAACCGCTGGGAGGGTCCGGACAAGTCCGCCTTCCAGAGATACTCGTACGGCAGGCCCAGTCCGGATGCCACCGCGCGCAGAAACTGGTCCATGAAGTCCGACAAATTCGGGCTGGGCCGGTCGTCCTTGATCTCGCGGATCTTGCGGCCGCTGGGCACGTTCCAGATTGCGCCGGATCCAAAGATCCGGTCGGTGGTGATGCCGTTATCGGTGGTGGTTTCGGGTCCGAAAAATCCGGCGCTCCCCTCGCCCTCCAGGGCCAGACCGATGGTGGAGGCGCGTTTCACGCTCACCATGGTGTTGCTCAAAATCTCCTCGCGGTCCTGGATGAGGTTGAGGCAGGTGACTAGGCGGGAAAGGCTGCGCAGCTCGTCGGCGCGGTCGCGTTCCGCCAGCACGATCAGGTCCGGGGACTGCACCTCGGTGAATTTATCGCCGTCGCCCAGGTTGATGTAGTAGGAGAGCGGGCGGCCCTGCGGGTTGACCCGGACGCCGTCCACCACGCGCTTTTCGCTGTTGAGGTAAGGCGGGGTTTCGCAGCGGTGCGCCTCGACCATCTGCAGCTGGGGCCAGTCGCCGTTCTCCCCGGCGCTCGTCAAAATTAGGAACACCTCGTTGTCTCGCAGCATGGTGCGGGTGGCGACCTGTTGCATGGTGTTAAAATCCAGCAGGCCGCGGACGTCGCAGCTACCCGTCCAGGTGTCGAACCATTCCTCGGTGGCGCGGTTCCAGCCCTCGTCGGCGGTGCGGGCTTGGCATTTGATCCCAGGACCGATGGAGTTGCGCACCATGCAGTCGATCGCCCCGCGGACGACCGGGCTGTTGTAGAACCAGTAGCGGGCCAGGCCGAGGACCTGCTTGCGCGATTGGGTGGTGACATCGGTCCGGGTGTCCTGCGGCTGGGCGTAGATGTACTGCCGCTGGCTGAAGTCTGCGGTCCCGGCGCGGACGATCCGGCCAATCCAGGATCCGATGTTCATGGATAGATCGGCAGCATGCTGCCAAAATTGGGATAGCTGACCTGGCCGGTGGATTTGGTCAGGTAATTTTCAAGCTCTGCGCTGGTGGTGAAGTCCTTGACGCGGGTCCAAAGCTCATAGGCCGCCTGGGCGATGTTTCCTGGGTTCATGCCCGGCTGCAGTTGATAGGAAAACGATTTGCCGGCCACGGAGGCGGAGACCATCACTTTTCCCCCGTTGTTGAATGTGCCGTATTGGTTGGCGGCAATGGCTTCAAGGGCAAGGCGCGTCGCAACCGGATCCTTCGCCGATTGAATCCAAAGGGAAAAAAGCAGCCCTCGCTCCACGCGCCTTTAGTGGTGTCAAGCATCGGGCTTCTCCATGGCGGCCTCGGCAGCGATGACTTTGCCGTAGACGGCAAATCCGGCCAGGTAGGTTTCGCAGTCGTACAGGTGGTCGGGCCGGTGCTTGACCCGGATCCATTCGTACAGATCCTTGCCGGTCTTTCGGTTCACCCGGTGCACCTTCTTGTGGCTGGCCATGTGCTCGCGGTACTCCGGGCTGACGTCATGCGCCACCTCCCACATCGGCCCCTGCCCCCGGCGCAGCCATGCCAAGAGATCCTGGCACCCGGGGCTGGATAGGAGGAGCAGCTGGCAGCCGGCATCGGTGGGCTGGATGGAGCTGTGGACGGATTTCATCCGCATCCCCCGGTCCTCCACTAGAAAGTGCGGCCGCTCCTCGCCCTTGATGGCCGTCCACCCGTAGCGAGCGGCGATGCGGTAGGTGTCTTGGGTTTCGTAGCCGGAGTCGATCGCCACGTGGCGGGGCTGGATCCGGTGCTCGGCCATCAGCTGGGCCACATCCTCGATCGTTCGCCGGCGCCCCTCGTCAAACAAGCGGCTGGTACCGTCCCGGGCAAAGGCCCGGATCACGTACCAGTATTCGTCGATCTGCCGGTCAATCGCTGCCAGCAAGATGTGATCCTTGTCCCATGGCTGCTTCTTGGCAAAGGCTCCCGGCGGGATGGCGGCCGCCTCGTCGTCGTCAAACTGGTCCTCCCAAGGCAACGCGCACCAGCCGTTCACCCATCCCTGCAGGCCGTGCAGGTAGTGTTTTTCGGTCAGGAACTTTTTGGCCGTCTCACCGAATCCAATGTTGCTGTACCAGCTGGGCAACCGGAAGGATCGGTGACCCGGATCCGCGTGAGGGTTGCCGGCGACCCACTTTCCCTGCTCGATCGCCTTGCGACGATGCCCCTCGCCCCACGGCTCTTTGCATTTCGTGCAATGGTAAACGGCGGATTCCGTCACCCGTTTTAGATCCCACTTACCGTCATCGGATCTTGCACCCTCGTCCCATTTAATCTGCCCGAACTCCATGGCCTGCCGCTCGCCGCAGGCGTGGCAGGGCACGTGGAAAGTCTCCTGCGTTCCGGCCTGGTAGTTTTGCCAGATGTCGCCGGTGTTAAGCGTGGGCGTGCTGGTCAGGACGTGCTTGCGCCCCGGGAACGCCTTGGTCCGCTCCAGCGCCAGGTTGTAGGCGGCGGCCTCCTTTTCGGTGGGCGGTGCAAACTTGTCCAGCTCGTCCAGCACGGCAATGCAGATGGGCCGGCTGGAAATGTTGGCCGGGCTGTTGCTGCCGACCAGTGAAAGCGTCATCGTCGAAAATTGCATTTCCAAAATCTTGAAATCGTCCATGTCGTGCGGAAACAGGGACCGCACCGACCTGCACTTTTGAAAAATCGGCGTCAGCCTTGTCTCGCTGTAGCTTCTAGCCAGATCGGCGTTAGGCATGACTAGCAGCGCCGGTGCTGGGTCGTTGGCAATCCGGTAGGCCAGCCAGACCGCCAGCGTCAGCGTCTTTCCGGTCTGACTTCCCCAGCAAAGCGTGACGGTGTGCACGCCCGGATCCGCCAAGGCTTCCAGCACGCCCCGGACGTATGGCGTCCAGCTGGTGCTGTAGAGTCCCGGCCGCGCCGTCAGCCGGCTGTCCAGCTGGATGTTCCGCTCCGTCCATTCAATCACACTGGGCGGCTTTTCATAATGCCACCTCGCCCTAGCGCGCCGGCGCAGCTCCTCCTGCGCCCCAGTCACAGCGCCGCCTCGACCTGCCGCATAATCTGCCCAACCTCCCCCTCCACCTCGGCCTCCACCTCCGCGGCCGGCTTGTTTGCGCAGATTGGCGCCAGCCGCTTGGCCATCCCCTTAAGAAGCGGGATCAGGGCGTTGTCCCTAGCGGCCGCCAGCTTGTCCGCCTCGTCCACAGGCACCATCGTCCCCTCCGCCTGGTCGATCTCTGGGCGGTCGCCCTTCATCCGGCGTAGCGCTTCAACCACCTTGGTGTAGTTGGCAATCAGCTCCGACCGGTCCGCCCTTGTGTCGTCCTTTGCACTCTCGCCCAAGCTGGCTGCCAGATCCTCCAGCCGCTTGATTTCCAGATCCAGTCCGCCGCCCTTGGCCTTGACCAGCGGCTGAGCCGGCGCAGCCGCCCGCTTCCGGTAGGCGGTCGCCCTAGACTGGCCCGTGGCCTTCATGGCCCTAGCCACGTCGTGGTTCCTAGATCTACCCATGAGACACTATTGTTTAAGGGCTACACTCAAGAAATTGACGGGAGTCGTCGCCACCGCGGGCTGTAGCCGCCTTAAAGGTTCCCTATGAAAGCCCTTGTAAGTCATTGGCATACTCCGGCTGGCGGAACGACCAACTCAGTCATCCCCGAGTGCAGTGCCACAGACCTTTTTTCTTTGTAGCTCTCATAAGGAAGCCACCACATTTTTTCAGGAACTTTGTTTTCATATATACCCACGCATACAAAGTAATCAGCTTCGGCAGATTGGGTTTTGCACTTATCCATACCCGCGCGGACTCTCCATGGGCTGGTGGTCCATAATGTAAACGTGTGGCCTCCGTTACATAGATTTGCTGTCTTTATATGTATTCTTAAAAAACCAGAGGATGATTCAATAATCCTATCCACTCTAGCGTTCTGAGCCGTCGGGGCATAGACGCAAACGTCGTGAGTTAGGCACCATAGATCAAAATACGTTTCCCCGATTGATCCAACTAGGCTGTTGTGCCCAGTTGTTTTGATAGCGGTCGACGTTGTCTCAGTATCAAGTTGATCCTGAAATAAAGCCGACTGCACACTAACAGTTGTCGAGCTCAACGACTTAGTTCCTCGTACGCTTCGACGATTGGCTTGGCTTCGCGTAGGAATTGCTTGCGAAGATCGTCCTCTTGCTTAATGCGTCGCAAGCCTCTACTTGCAAGCCATTGAGATACTTGAATTACCTTAGTCAGAAAAGGTTTAGGCTCAGACGGTTCGCTGGTTGTTATGGGATCAGGCAAAAGGCCGACCCAGAGGAATCCCTGCCTAACAGAGGATGACTCACCGCTTTCTATTTTTTCTTGATGATTGGCAACCCTTTCGAATCTCTTGCTTTGCTCATCAGTAATATCAGCCTCCTTGCATAACCTTGCAACGTCAGTTCCAGATTTGCGCGCGTTAATAATAAAGCGGCCTGCTTGCGCAGCGATGCCTAACGTTTCTCCGGCTAGTCTTAATGTTTCGTCGCGCTTTTCGTGGAACTTATCCACTAAGGCAACAAATGTGTTTGCTGTTTTTGCCCAAGACTGGGTGCTTATCTCTTTACTGGTTTGCATTTCTTTATGCCTTTCGTCAGCGCAGATAGGTTAAATTTAGGCGTCTCACGCCTGCGCTTGGCGTGGTGCGCCCTTGCCCTGTGTTCGTAAGACTTTCTGGCCTTCTCGCTCTTAGCCGAACGGAACCGAATCCCCAGCCGGTCGGCCACATCCAGTGCCTTTTTGCTGACCGCCTGCTTGGTTATGTTGAAGCGCTTGGCCACGCTGGTCATGGACTCCGTGGACCGGTTCAGCACGATCGACAACACCGCTTGGTCCAGCGTGTCGGTCATCTGCTGCATGGACGTATGCTCCGGGGCTTTGGCCATCAGGTAGTCAATTACCAGCACCGTGTTAGTCACCCCGCAGGTCGTGACCGTGATGGTCGAAAATGCCTCTTTAACCAGATCCCGCAGGCTGTCGATCCGCATGCTGACATGCGCCTCCCCTGACGGCAGGCGCTCGATCAACTCCTGATCCATCATACGCCACCCCTATCCCAGAGCTGGTGCAGTATTCCCTTGTCGATTACTGCACCAGTGCAGTGTTGGTGCAATAATTGCCCATAAAGGGCAATATTACTGCACCCAACCAATTTCGAATACTGCACTAGTGCACAATTCGAATACTGCACTAAATTAAAAGGGCTCATTATCCCCCTTGGCCGTGTCATTTTGGCCCTCGTTTTGTTGACAGTGCTCTTTAAATCTCGCCTTGGCCTGCCGCTCCCCCAGCCCTGTTTTCTTGCAAATCCAGTCAATTACCTCGCCGTAAGGTTTATCCATCGGCACCTTGCCCCAGTCGATTTCCGTCCGCCTTGGCCCTGGCTTGCCCTTCTCCGGCTGCCCTGCCTCCACCCACGCCAGCCCATGGTCCGAGTGCCTAAGAAACACAAACGGGTGCACAGCAGCCTTTGTCGCGCAAATTTCGCCCGCCCTGTGCGATTGTTGCAGGCCACTACGCTTTCCCCGCTTCGATACCTCCAGCCTGTAAATGTCCGTGCCCTCCTCATCCTGACCTGCCGGGGCCAAGGTCACCACCGCCCGGGCCCAGTTGGTCAACTCCGACGATCCAAAGCCGCTGTACGCCTTGTCGTGGCCCGTGTAGCCCGTCCCGTCACGGGTGGGCTTGGGCGTGTGGTGGATCAGCATCCAGCTGAACTGGCTGGCCAAGGCTAAGGGGTTCAGCCGATTCCGCAAAAATCCGCCCGCCGTCTCCTGGCTGGACAGGTCGCCCCCGATAAACGCCAGCAACGGATCCGCCCAAAACAGGTCCGGCCGGTACTTTTCCGCCAGCCGCCTTGCCCGGTCCACAAACACCTCCCCCGTGCTGGTGCAGTCCCGGACGATATGCACGTTGGTAATCACCATGGCCATCTCCTCCGGGCTTAACTGCATCGCCCTGACCACCCCGGCCGCCGCCTCTGCCACGTCGCCCAGGTCGTTCTCAGCCTGCACGATCAGGCTGCGCAGCCCGTCCCCCTTGGGCGTGATGCCAAAAAAAGACCGCCCCACCGCCCAAGTGATGGCCGCCTGCAGGCACAGCACGCTCTTACCCAGCCCGCTGGATCCCACCCACAAAGCCGATCCGCCCCGGCAGATCCACCTCTTGCCCAGTAACGTTGTCGGATCCGCCTCCTCCTTAAAGTTGAGCAGCTCCTCCCACTTGTACGGCTCGGGAATGTCCCCATAGACCGTCCACTCCTTCCACTGCAGGTAGGTCAGCGTCGGTGCCCCGCACTCCACCAGCTCCTGCTTCTGGCCCGTGGCCGTCCGGACCGCCCCCGGAAGACGCGACAACCGCCCCGGATCCTTGTTGGCCGCGTCCGGCTTGGCGTGGGCGATGTGCTTGTAAATAAAGTCCACCCGGTCGCGAAACTCCACCTCGCTCTGCGCGTCCACCGTCACCCACCCGTGCAGGCTTCGGCCGCCAGACCGGATGATGCAGCTCGTCGGCAGCCCCGCCTTCTTTAAAAACGCCCACTGCTCGTCCAGCGTGCTTTCATCAAACTCCACCAGGCAATGCCTCCACCTGGTAATGTGCTCCGCCTTGCGCCCCTTGCCGTTGTTGGGATTGATCGAGCAGTACACCCCCCCCGCATCCCCCTGCCACTTCTCCAGCCCCCCGTCCTTAAACAGCTCGATCCACTCCTCCCTCGTCCGGTTCTCCCCCGCCCCGTCCGGCCGCTCCCGGTCCCCGTCGTGGATCGACCGGCAGATGTTGATGTGTTCCCCCAGCTCAAAGCACGTGGCCAGAAACTTCTCCACCGGCGTCTCCCCCACGCTCTGCGGCATCGGCGGCACCGGCATCTCGTGGCGCATGATCGTCAGTCCCTGCAGCTGGTACTTGCTCGCCGGCCGCCAAGGCTCCCGGGCCGGCCTCGCATACACGCTCTTGACCACGCTGACCGCCTCCCGCTGCGTCAGCCCGTTCTTGCGCGCCCACTCGTCCGCCTCCGTCTCCGCCTCCGCGGCCGGCATGCCCTGGTCGCGCAGCTGGCAGACCAGCTTGAACAGGCTGGTGTTTCGCGTGCCCTCCTCCGCGCCATGCTGGCGGATCGCCTCCGCCGCCGGGGCCAACGCCACCGTCACGGCTTGGCCGCCTTGGCCTTGAGGTCGCGCTCCTGGTATTTCTCGGCCCGCTTCAGCAGCTCCTTGATGACCACGTGCCCCAGCTCAAAACATTCCAAGGCCCTTTGCAGTTTCCAGTGAAGGCCGATCGCCATGTCGCCCTTCATCGCCTCGCGCAGCTTGGCAATGCCTCGGCGCTGGCAGTCGTCAGTGCAGCGGATGCGTTTTACGGACATGGAAAAAGCTCCGGATGTGGGTCTATTTCCCCAACAAATACCTTCCCCCATCGAATCAAGGCTGCCCTGGAGTGCTGTCCCCTAAGATAAGTTCTTTTTGCATGGCAGTTCTTACAAACCACGTCGCACTTTTTTATTTCATTGTGGAGTTTTTCAACTGAATAAGAAGAGCAGTTGGAAATGTTAAAACATTTTACCTCGCCGTCTCTATGGTCAAAATCTAGGCACACGCCAGGGAGCTTTTGTCCGCAATCAGCACACCCTGCTTCCTCCTTAAATTTATTAAGGTCAGCAACTCGTTGCTTATGCTTCTTACTGCAGTAAGAACTGCGATCTCTTCGGACCACACTCACGTCCACTGCCCCATCCCGTACCGCCCACGGTTGGCCTTGATCTGCTCGAGCACGCCGGCCCACTCCTCCGGCGTCCAGGAGGCGATGATGCGGGCGTCCCAAAACTTGATGAGTTGCGCCAGGCTCACAGCACCGGCTCCGGCATCGGGCCCGTCAGCTTCCACTTGTACGTGCTTTTGTCGTACGCAATCGGGTAGCCCATGAAGTCCCTCATCAGGTCGATGTCCCTGCCTACCGTCTTGTAGCTCACCTCAAACTCTTGGCCGATTTTCTCGCAGCTGGGCAGCTCGCCCTTATCCCGCAGGATCTCCGCCATCCACCGGCACCGGCGCAGCACCGGCCGCGTCTTGCAGATGTGGTCCCGCTTGGCCATTGCTGCGCGCGTCACAGCCCGCCCTCTCCCCGGATCCGGTCGATCAGGTCGTTCTCCCTGCGCTCGGCCGCCATCAGCGCTGCTTTAGTTTCCCGCAGCTCCCGCTCCAGGCGCTGGACGCGGTCCACCAGCTGCCGGCTCAGCGGCTCGCTGGGTAGGACCAGATAAGACGCAGGCACCTCGCTCATGCCACCACCTCCCGCGGATCGTACTTTTTCATCCAGCGCCAGATCGCCAGCGTCTTGCAAAAGATGTCGTAGGCCGCCTCCACCTCCTCCGGCGTCCACAGCTTGTTCTCGATCGCCCCCGTAATCGGGTCGATGTACACGCTCCGGGCCGCCACCGGCTCGTCAAAGACGGCGTAAGCGTAGGCCGCCAGCTGGATGATGTCCGTGTCGTAGGAATCGACCTTGTGCGGCTCGTCATGCGTGGCGTAGCCGGGCATATCCGGAATCAGCTTCCCGATTTTCTTGAACTTTCGGGTCTTAAAATCCACCACCTCGGTCGTCTGCTCGTGCTTGTCGCCCCATTCGCAGATCAGATCCACGCGGCCGGCGTAGCCCTCGTCGTGGTTCACCACCACCTCCTCGCACTTGTGCACCTTCTGCACGAACCGCGCCCAGTATTTCAGGCTCTCCCAGTGCGGCTCAAAACCGGCCTGGAGATTGCCCGGATCCGTGCCGTTCACCGCCGCCTCGCTCAGCTGGTGCACGTATGTGCCACGGTCCGCGGCCGCCTGCAGGTCGCCCTTGCTCCCTGCCACCACCCGCCTGGCAAAATCCGCATCCGTCTCTCCGTCCAGCCGCGGCGTCGTCATGCACTGCAGGATGGCGTTTTCCTGTTTCCAGTTGTCCAGCCCTGGCCGCGCCAGCACTGCGCCCATGATCGTAGTCGGGCTGGGGTAGGCTTTCTGCTTTCTGGCCTGCCGCAGGTCGCCATGGCATGGCTCACCCGTCGGCAGGTAGTAGTGGCCGGTCTCCTTTTGCGCCGTGGCAATTAGCTGTGCCACGGCCTTACGCCTTCCAGCTGCGGATCACCGGCACCGCCATCACAAACGTGAAGACGGCAAACACCGGGATCGCGATTCGTAGGAATGTTTCAATCATGTTTTCCTTTCCGGAAGCCGGCGCCAGTTGGGGGAACTGACGCCGGCCCCCTTAGTTTCTTCTCGTGGTTTCTCCGACAGGGTTAGAACGGGATGCTGTCGCCGTTTACGTCGGTGTCCGTGTTACGGGTCGATGTGGCCACGGCCAGCGCCGGCCTCGGCTCGCGGTCCTTAAACCGCACAAAGTCCGGATCCACCTTCAGCTTGGTCTTTCCGGCCTTTAGCACGCTCTGGACGTTGGCGTAGGTCGTTCCGTCCCTTTCGGAGTGGACGATCACAAGCTGGCAGTTTTGTCCGATCAGTTTTTCCAGATCGAAGTTGTCCGGCGGCGGCTTGCCAAACCAAGATTTTAGGTCCTTGGCCAAGCTGCTCTTTTCATGGAGCGTCAGGCCGTACCGGCGGCCAATGCTGTAGGGCCGGCCGTCCTCCATCTTTGCGGCCAGTTGCCAGACCAGCCGCACCTTGTGCTGCGATTTGGTTTCCCCCTGCCAGGTCGTTTCCACGATGCCCAGGTCCGCCACGTCGCAGCAGACCGCGTCGTGCACGCCCTCCGGTGCGGGGGTATAGGTTCCGTTGCTGTTGGGTTTCATTGCTATGATTGCCATGTTGTTTCTCCTTTTTGGTTTCCTCTTTCCGTGTCCGATCACTCGTCGTCCACGAAATCGTTTGTTTCATGCGGCCGGATGGCTCGCAGTTCCTCCCGCTCCGGCTCGATCCAGCCCAGCTCGTGCGCTCGGGCCAGTTCTTTGGTGCGGTCGCTCTGGTTTAGCTCTGCCAGTACCACCCGCTCCGCGCTCACGCGGCGCGCCTTCTCCAGCGCCAGCTCGTAGTGCAGAAATTCAGGAGTTGGCGTCATGCCCGCTCCCTGATCTTTTTCCAAAACCAGTCGACGGCTTGGCGGATGTTCTCCAGCGTCAGGCACTTGGTCGTAAAGTGGATCACGTTCCAGCCGCTATATGCCGCCAGCCTGCCCTTTTCCGCGTCGCGCACCTGCCCCATGCCCCGGCTGTGCCGGCCCCCGACAAACACGCCGCCGTCCAGTTCAATGGCGGCCTTAAAGCCGTTAATTGCCTGGTGCGCGTAATCAAACCGGAACCGGCGGCCGGGAAAGAACGTCACCTCCTTGGTCAGCGCCGGCCCTTTGTGCAGGGCCCAAAGCCGCTCAAACTGGCTGGCCAGCCTGCTCACTCGTCAATGCCTCCGGTGTGCCACTCGCCCTTAATCTCCAGCGGGGGGCGGTCGATTGTTTCCAGGCATCGCACCTTGGCGGCCAGCCCGGCAATCACCTCGTTCGCCCTGACCAGATCCGCCTCCACCTTTTTGAGGCGGTGCTGCAGGTCGACGACCACGGTAAACATGGAATATTCCGCCGCGCCCACGCTCTTGCTGTTGGCCGGCAACGCGCCCTCTGCTTCCAGGTCCCGGATCATCAGTCCACCAGCTCCCGCTTGGCGCGGTCGTACAGCCAGCACAGGAAAGCGCCTGTAAAAACCAGCCCAGAAACGCTTACTCCAAAAAGGAAGGCGTAAAAAATAATCGTGGCCGTTAACTGGGTCAAATAAACGACCAGTTCCCAATTCATCGTGACCCCCACATCCACGCGGTTTTCTGCGCCGAGAGCCCGCGGATCAAATCGGCAACCTCGCGGGCCTTTTTCGCCTCGTCGCAGGTTTGCTGTGTTACGCCGGTGTCACGTTTTTTTTGTAAATCACTGTCACTTCGGCGATGGCAGTGGAGGGATTTGAACCCCCGAGCATTCAGAAAACTGTTGTTTTGTTTTATTAACTGCATCGATTTCTCCTATTTTTGTTGCGTTTTTGGGCGATTTGTTACGCTTGTATCATGGCGTCGATTTTCACCCGCAACGACAGCCCGCACTATTGGCTGAGATTCAAATCCCCGCAGGGCGCGTGGAAGGCCAAGGCCACCACGTGGATGGCCGGCAATCCCCTTCACCGGGCCAAAGCCATCGAGGAGGCCGCCCGCATATCGGTCAACGAAAGGCGCCCCAAAATCAAAGACGACTGGATCCTGCCCTTTATCCTGTCCTACCAGGCCAACCTCAAAACCATCATTCACTACCGAAACTCCTGGCGCTGGCTGGAGCTTTACCTGGTCCACCGCGGCATCACGGCGGAACAGTTTTCCCCCGCTGAGGCCGAGGCCTACATCAGCTGGCGTACCCAGCCGACCCGCCGCGTCTCCGGCCGCGCCGTCCACCGCAACCAAGCCCTGCGGGACATCAAGATCATGAAATGGATCCACCGCCACGGCCGGCTCCTCGGCCACTGGCAGATGCGCGACCTGGACGACTACCGCCTCCGCTACGCCCCCAACAAGCGTATCAAGCCCCCCTTTACCGACGAGCAGATCGCCCGCACCCGCCAAGCCATGGCCTACATGCCGCCGGCCCAGCAATGGATGCGCGTGGCCTTTGAAATCGGCCTGGCCACAGGATGCCGCCTGTCCGAAACCCAGATCCCCATGCACTGCATCGACCTGACGGCCGGCACCATCACCTTCCCCACACCCAAAGGCGGACCTGCCAAGGCCTTTACCATCCCCATTCCCAAAGCCCTGATCCCCATGCTGACCGCCATGAAAAAGGCCGGCCTGCGCCAGACCTGCACCCTGCCGCCCTGCGCCAGCCGGGAGTTCCGCGTGCTGTTTAATCGGCTGGGGCTGTATTTGCACTGCTTTCATTCCCTAAGGGTTACCCGTGCATCAAACCTGCGCCGGGCAGGAGTGCCGTTAGGTGCGGCCATGCGGCTGCTAAATCACGGTTCAGAACTGATCCATGAGACTTACGTCCGGCACGACGTGGCCGATCTGCGGGCGTGGATTGATTTCGGGCAACCACCTCCCGCCGCCAACGGTCAAAATCCTCCGGCACCACGAGCCCCAACACGCTGGGAAAACCGTCCTGCCGGCTTATCGCCAACATCTTCCCGTAAGAATACCCGTATGCGGCCGCCAGCTCCCGCAGGTTCATCGCTTGGTTAAACCCGCGCTTTACGCGGGCTGCCTCCAGGTACCTCTCGGGGGTCATGGCGCGTCGTCAGCCTCCTGGATCAGCTGCGCAACAAGCTGAGACAAGCTCAGATTTTTTTTCTCCGCCAGCTCCCGGCCCAGCTTTTTAATGCGCACAGGCAGGTAAAGATTGGTGACCTCCGCGCCGTTGTTTTTCGAGGAGATTCCGCGTGGCATGTGCGTGTCTTATGCGCATTAAATGCGTGCGTCAATAAAAATCGTCATTTGTGATTAAACTTTTTTTATGCGCGGAATTGACGTGCGTATTTATTACGCATAAAGTGCGCAAATGGCCAAGGAAGCCACCAACCTCACCCTGCCCCGCCCGGTAAAGACCAAGGGCATGGAGATGGCCAAAAGGGCGGGGATGAGCCTATCCACGTACGTGGCCCAGCTGATTCTTAAGGAGGCAGCCCGCGACAGGGGTTTTACCACAGAGAGCCCTGCGTTATATGTGGCCGGGCGGTCACAGGCAAAAACTAGGACAAAAAGGATATGATTGCCGAGGCGGCCGAAGGAGCGTGGGCGTTGTTTTTCATGCCCATCCTGATCGGTCTAATCGTCCTAGCCTTTCTGGCCATCCTGATGCCCTACTACGTTTTTAAATGCCGACACCTCCTGCAGGATCTAAAGACCAAGGCGGATGAGCAAATCACCGAGACCAAGCGCACCAATAACCTGCTGCGCCAGCTTATCCGGGCCTACGGCCACGAGCCTGATTCTTGACCAGCCGGTAGTGCGGCAGCCCGCGGATCCCCCGCCCCCACTTCACCCGGAAATTCTTGCGTTCCGCCAAGCCGGCCTCCACCAGGTCCTTGCACCTTATTTTGGCCATCTCATAACAGACGCCCATTTGCACGCCGATCTCCCGGGCCGTCTTAAACCCCTCCGGCACGGCCTCAATCCGTTGGCTCATCAGCCGGTCCAGCGCCTCCGCCCACTCCGGCTTCTTGCTCACAGCGGAAACCTCCACTCTCCCTTCACCGGCGTGGCCAGCCAGGACACGCACGCGTCGTGGCAATACTCCCCGTAGGCAAAGCCGTGCCCCCACTGATACGTGGCGCGGCGAGCCCGGGCGTAGCCCATGGCTCCAATGTTGGCCAGCGTGCCCACGCAGATCCCCACCGGTGAGCGCAGCACCCGCCCCCGGGCAATCTCCGGCCGATGCAGATGCGCCATGACAATGTTTTTTCCGATGGATTCCACAGTGTCTCGAACGGCCGAGACGGAACACTGGAAGCCATGGAGGAACACGGTATCGCCCAAAAGGAAAAGCCCTTCCTCAATGTCGTAAGGCAACAGCCGGGCCTTTAGTTTTTTGATCGTCTGCTCGATGGCTTGCGTCCCCTGCTCTGCGGCATAGGCCACCACGGCGGACGGCGAGCGCACCAGCGACCAGAGCCTGGCTTCATGGTTCCCTTGCAGGCAGGTGGTCACTTCCAGCTCCTTGAGGTGGGTCATGCCATGCAAGTAATCATCGGCAAAACTGGCCGCACGGTCAGGCTCATCCGGATCCTTGCGGGCACCAGCCCGCCAACAGGCGGTATCCAGAAAATCCCCTAGGTGGATGGTCTCCACAGGGCGCCAACGGCGTCTGAACGCCAGCACCTGCTCCCAGGCAGGGCGATCTATAAATCCGGCGTGGGTACAACCCACCGCCATCCAGCGTCTCCACTTGCGGACGACGTTCACTGGTTGTTCCGATGTGTCAAAGGCTTGGGTTACTATTTACCGGCCGGCACTTTGGGCACTCCCTGCAAAATCTGCAGGATCCGGGCACAGTTCTCGCGTGCCAGACTGGCCGCCACGCTCTCATCCGCACAGCCCGCCAGCGCCAGATCCGCCACCGCCGCCAGCTGGATCTTCAGCGTGTAGCCATAGGCCACCATGTCCAAAATTTCCGAAATGATTTCCGACCAGCACGGCTGTTGGTAGAGCAACGTCTGCCCATGCTCCCAGTACCCCTTGCGGTACTTGGCATCAAAATCCTTTAAGAAAGCCTCCCGCAACGCCTTCAGGTGCAGCTCCGCCTCCGGCCTCATCGTTGGCATGACGGGCGGCGTCATGGCCTGCGGATCCGCACCCTGCGTGCCGGCCTTGTCGTTGCCTTAATCCCGCGGCTGTTTTCGTTCCCGGTTTTGCCCGCCAGCTCCCGCCAGTCCTTGAAGTCCGCGTCCTCAAAGTGGGGAGTCTCAAACGATAGCCAGCGGAGGTTGTATTTTTCGGCGCAGTTGCGGAGAAGCTGGTACGTCTTTTCGTCATCCCAGCTGGGGGTGTATCCGCCGGCGGCCGTGTTGGCGCAGGGCACCGCGTCGATCGCCCGGGCGTAGCAGTGAAACGACTGGGCCACGGGCGTGCCCTTGGCGTTGGTCACCTTGGCTCCCTTCTTGGTCCGGCCTTGAGCGTAGAGCTCATCCTGTTCCGCGGGCGTCCTGACGGAGCAGTAGATCAGCACCGGGATCCGCTTGGCGGTCAGCTCCTGGTACCATTTCGCCACCCGCTCCTTAAACCCAGGAGCGAGCTGAGCGATGTGGCCCTCACTACGGTCAACGATCTGGCGCCAGGTCATTTGCTTTCGGCCCGTGTGCGCCAGCGCTCTGTTTCAGCCAGACTTGCAGATAGCGCCTTAAGCGCGGCGACGTAGGCGTCCCGGTAAGCGGCCGGAGCGGGGCCATCTTTTCTTTCGATCTTGTCCCACTCGTAGATGAGCGCCTCGATTGTCTCCGGGCGTGGCGGCGGGCCTTCTGCGATTGGCGTGACGGTGGCACAGCCGGCCAGGCTAAGAGCCAGGAGGAGGCTGCTTAGTCCACCATGAATCAATCTTTTGATCTCGCTTGCGCCGCTCGGCCTCAATGATGGCGTCCCGATATTCGTGCCGGCTTTTCCCGCGGTTTTGCAGCCACCAGAGAACCAGCGCCAAGAGGGTGCCAAGGACGGTAAGGGCACCGGTGATCATCCCCTCCCCTTATTTGCGGGAAATTTGGGCGATGAAATCCACGATTTTCTGGAGAGTCTTCTCAGGCTCGTCGCCGGGAATGACGGTGGCGACGGCGATGGCCGCGGCCAGCACGGCGGTGACGACGCCCAGGTAGGACTGCCAGTTGTTTAAGACGTGGGTAATGATTTCCATGCCGTGGCCGGCATGTCAAAGGCAGCTAGGGATTAAGGGGTTAAGGGGTTAAGCAACGATCAATGGCCGAGAAGCCTGTTCTTAACGATCTCCCACGCGGCCGCCAAGGTTGCAAAGACAATGGTGCTGACCAGCCACACCCTGCCCTTCAGCCCGTGGGCTTCCTGTTCGATCCGATCCATCTTGGCTTTGTTTTCCGTCAATACTTCGAGGATATGGACTTGGCGGGATTCAATCCGGGCGATGCGTTCCCGGATGTCGAACAGCATGGCGTGGTCTTCTGCGCTCATTTGGAAAACTCAAAATTCATGCCTTCCGGCGTGATGCGGACGCACTCCCGGCCATTGTCGTCATAGTACAGTTCCACCAGCCCTTCCTGCTCCATCCATCGAAGGATGGACATCAGCTCCGACCAGGTGGAGGTCATAGACCCTCCCCAAAAAACACACCCTCACCTTGCGGGAGGGGGGCCGTTTCGCCGAAGCTACCGCGGGTTTTCAAATTCACATCCCCTCCGGCACGGGCGGGGCGACAAAGGGGACGGCGGGCTTGGGCAAAGCCGCCTCGTACTGTTCTTGCGTTAGCTCCTCGCCAGCTTCAGTCAGCCGATCCGCAATGGGCGGGATGGCGGCGATAAGGCAGTTGCCGTCAGCGTCCTTTTGGCAATCAGCGGCAGGCGTGAACCAAGTCTCTGCCTGCTCGTTTGGGTAGCCGCTTTTTGCGTCCATTGCATTGCGAATGGATTCGTAAGCGGAGGGCGCGATGCGGAAAAATTGGTTCATCAATAAATAGCCCATTTGGTGTTAAGGTAATCGACAACTTTGGACTCGTCGCTTGTGCCAAGAGAAGTATTGTAAATTAAAAGCTCATAAATATCGCCGTTAAAAAAAAGACTGGCTTGATTTCTTGCCCCTAAAAATAATTTATGATTTCCTGTTCCAGATACATCGGCTTGCGGAGTGCCGATCAATGCTCCTGTAAGCAATATATTATTTTGTTTTAGTGAAAGCGATGTCCTTGTGTCATTGTAGAAAGCTGAAAGAAGAACAGCTCCAGATGTTCGCGTTGAAAATTCTTTGGCTGCATATCCATCGCTTGGCGAGTTTTTCTTTCTAAAGCCATGTGCAAATTTTGTTTGGCTGTCTATGTAAAAAATTGAAGAAAAATCATTGTCGTTATAGTTGCCTGTCTGTTCGTAAATTATCTGAAGAGAATTATTTGTTGAAGATAATGCAGCAAAAGTGGTTCTGCTTGTTGGAAGAGAAAAGGAGGCTGTTTCAAAACTATCGTTAGAGCCATCAAACCTTATGACATTTTTGCTATTTTTAACTGCCGTTTTTAGCACAGGCCGATTGTTGCTGGTTGTCTGCGTGGCGTGCCTTCCATTCCCGCTCTGATCCTCCCACCTTGCCACCGATGATCCGTCCGTGGTGACCTCACTTCCTCCGCTGGTGGCATCAAAAAGGCCCGTGGTGGCATCGAGCCAGAGTTGGAGGCCAGAGATGTCGGATGGAGAAAATGGCTTTGCGCCAAAAAATCCTCTGCGATTCAATATTCCGCCAGATTGAAAAAACCCCATAACCTACGCTCCCCCGCCGCCGCCGAAGAAGCCCATACCCTACGCCTCCAGCACCGTGAAGTTAGAGGCCGTCACGCTGGACAAAACATAGACGGCTCCGGTGGGAATATAGCTCGATTCAAAGGTGATACCCGCCCCTGCCGTCAGTTGGATGCCTTGGGTGGTGGTGGGGGTGAAGCCGATGCCCACGGTGATCACATTCCCTCCAGTAGTCACATTCTGAACTAGGAGATATTTGCGGTTTGCATTTGTGACAGCAGAGGTGGCAAAGGCTGTGTTGGCGGTGGTGACCGAGCCAAAGCGGGTGGTCAGCGAGCCGTTAGGCATGGCTCCGACCGTCACCGTGCCGGAGATGATTGGTGTAATTCCACCAATATTTCTTAAATTTACATTAAGAGCACTATTTGTTCCGTCATAGGAAAATATAGTTCCGCCGTTTGTGCCGACATCAGCCAACACGACTGGCATGGCTGTAACTGTGCTTCCCGCAAGACCTCCAGAAAGCCATACTTTTGCGCCAGCCACTGTAACGCTAGATGAAAAATTTCCCACATTCGCCGTCACCGTGCCGGAGATGGCGGGCAGAGAGCCAATGGTGACGGAGTTGCCTACGGTGACTGTGCCGGAGATGGGGACATTGCCTATACCAGTCTGATCTATAAGAACTGGAAATGCTTGAGAGTAACTTGCACTAAAATCATTGAGGGCAGTTGTGAGAGAGCCTGCATCCACATTCGCCGTCACCGTGCCTGCAATGGTCTGTGTGCCTGTGGGGTTGGCTGTAACTGTCCCCGTAATCGTCACCGTGTTTCCGACCGTCACCGTGCCGGAGATGGGGAGAGGGTCTCCTTCGTGAGTATTTTTATATACGATTGGCCATGCTTCATTGTAATTAAATGCGTAGTCATTAAGTGCATCAATCGCACTTCCAATGGTTACTGGATTGCCTACCGTCACCGTGCCTGCAATGGTCTGCGTGGCGGGGAAGTTGGAAACGCTCACGGCCGCGCCCACCGTCACGGTCACGTTTTCCAGCGCGCTCAGGCTGTTTGCATCCAGCGCCACGGTGACGGTGTTGGCCACAGTCACGGTGCTGGATAGTGCGCCTGAAATGACCGGTGCCGACAAGGTCACTACGGTGGGTGTTTCTGCAATCTGTAGATAAATATCGCTCATGGGATTGTAATCCTTGGGGATAGTGTCACCACGCCTTCCAGCAGCCTTGTGGCGATGCCGGCGCTGGTAACCTGTACCAGGTCATATTTTGCGCCGCTGGTGGGCACCAGCAGGCTGGCTGCCGACGTCACGCTCAGCCGCAGCTGGCCACCGGCCGCTGATACAACGCTGGTGGCGATCTGGGTCACCACGGATCCGCCCGGAAACTGCCGGATCTGGGCCGCAAATGAGCTGCCCGCCAGGCTGATTGCGCCCTGGGTGGCAGTGGTCAGGAACAGATCGCGCGTCCAGTCCGTCCCCTGTTCGATGGTGATGTTGTAGGTGGCGGCCATTAGACGTCGGATATTTCCCGTTCAATTTCTGGAACGATATTCACGGTAAACGGCTTTGAGCTGTACACCTTGCTGTCATAAATCCACTCAATCTGGCCCACGGCGGGTACGGCGGCGCTGTTGTCCTGTGCGCCGGCAAAGGCCAAAAAGCGCTGCAGGGAATCGTTGTCGGCCCGAAAATTGATCTGGTAGTAAGGATCCAGCCCGCCGAAATCCGCTGCCGTGAAGGCGGTGGTTTCCAAGATCACGGCCTCTCGGTTTGTTTTTTCGCGGATGGTCACCTTGACTTGTGACGGGGCCAAGGCCAAGGACGCGCCTGAGACATCAGTAAAAAACACGGCCAGGCTGTGGTCATCCCCCTGCCGGATGTTTAGCACGGCGCCGTTCGCCCGGCTGGTGCTGACCTGCCGGGTGACGAGATTAACCTGCAGATCGGAAAGATCCCACCGTGTGTCCAGCCACGCAAACTGCCTCTCCACCACGACCAGCGTTTGCGTCACCGCAGTGGCGGCGGCATAGGCGCTGTTGCCCGCCTGGGCGGCCACGATGCTCGTCACCCCCGGCGTCACCGGCGTGCAGATATTGCCCACCACGCTGGCCACCGCCGTCACCGTGCTGCTAAAGGTCACGGGCAGGCCGCTGCTGGCCGTGGCCACCAGCTGGAACGATCCGGCGGCCCTGGCATTGGCCTGAGCCAGGGTGGTCGCATCCGTAAAGGAAAGGCTGGTGGTGCTGGCCACCTGCAGGGCGCGGGTGTACACGTCGTTCAGGTTTGCCACCTTGCGTGGAGCCAGCGTGCCGAAGGCAATCGTCTGCGCGATGGGCGTGTTTACCACGGTAAGAACCTGCGTCACGGTGGCCGCCGCGTTGTAGTTGGTGTCGCCAGCCTGGGTGGCGGAGATGGTGGTGGAGCCAGCCGTCAGCGGGGTGATACTGCTGCCCGTCACGGTGGCCACGGCGGTGTTCGATGAGGAAAGGGCCACGGTTAGGTTGGAGCTGGCGGTGGGAAACACCTGAAAGGCGCCTGAGCCGGCAAACCGCGTGGCCATGGAGGCAAAGGTGATGGTTTGGCTGGCCTTGGAGATGGTGACGACCCCCGCCGTGCTGCCGTAGTAAAAATCACTGACCACGCTGGCCGTGACCACGTAGGAGCCGGCAGAGACGGGGGCGGAAAGGCTGGCGGCCGTGCCGGTGTATACCAGCTGGACGGTCAGGCCGGAGGGGGAAACGGTGGTGGACGGCGTCTTGGCCGTGCCGTCGTAGGTGAAGGTGAGGTTGGAAAGAGTGACCGTGGCCGGGGCGGAGGCGACGGCGTTGCGGATGGTGTGATTACCGTAATCCGCCACAAAAACGTTTCCAGCCGTATCCACGGTTACGCCACTAGGAG